TCTGGTTCTTACCTGTTCTCTCCCCTGTTCCCACTACTGGGAACGGCTAAAACCTCTGCTATCACTATCTTATATATATATGTTCTCTATGTTCTCTATGTTTTATATATAAATATAATAATAGGTATATTAGGGGTATATATAGGGTTAGGTAAGTCTTAAGCATTTGTGAGAACACATGGGAACGTGAGAACACCTATCAATCTCAAATGAGTCTCATTTTGTTTATTTTTTGATACTGGATTACTATGACAGCATGACTTCAATAAACGATTTACAAAACGATCCTAAAAATGCTCGTAAGCGTACGGACAGATCTGCAAAGCTTATAAAACAAAGTCTTGAGCAATATGGTGCGGCAAGATCAATAGTTATTGATGAAAATAATCGCATACTTGCAGGGAATGGAACAATCGCAGGGGCTAAAGCCGCAGGGATTAAAAACTTAAAAATAGTAGAAGCAAATGGCGATGAAATAATTGCTGTAAAAAGATCAAATCTTACAGAAGATCAAAAAGTAGGTTTAGCAATAGCAGATAACAGAACTGGTGACTTGTCAGAGTGGGATATAGATATGCTTGAGCAATTATCAAAAGAGCATAATTTAAACGATTTTTTTGATAAAAAAGAACTTGATGACATACTTTCTAAAAAAGAAGATCTACCAACAGAAGGTTTAACAGATCCAGATGACGTTCCAGAGGTACCAGAAGAACCTAAAACAAAAGAGGGTGATTTATATGTTCTTGGTAATCACAGACTTTTATGTGGTGACTCTACAAATATTCAACACGTTGAAAAACTAATGAATGGAAACAAGGCTGATATGGTTTTTACTGATCCTCCTTATGGGATTAAATATGAAAGACACATAAAAAACAAAAAAACATCTCAAAAAATGATATTAAATGACTCTATTTCTTCTGGTTGGCTTGTCAATTTACCGCAAGGAATTCCCTCATACATTTGCACGAGATGGGACATTTACCCAACTATTTACGATGAAATCAAAAAAATAGGAAATATCAAAAATGTAATTGTGTGGGATAAAGAATCAAATGGAATGGGAGATTTGAATACAACATTTGCTCCATCCCATGAATTTATTATTTATGTCGCAAATAAATCCGAAATTTTGCATGGAAGGAGGGAAAGGGATGTGTGGCGAAGCGTTAGAGATTATGGCCTTCACCCAACACAGAAACCAATAGAACTAATTGAGAAAGCAATAAATAATCACACTGCAAAGTTTATTATTGATCTTTTTGGCGGTTCTGGTTCAACACTTATAGCTGCTGAACGTCTTAAAAGACAAGCATTTTTAATGGAACTTGATCCTAAATACTGTGATGTAATAGTAAAAAGATGGGAAGATTTTACAGGTAACAAAGCAAAACGTGTATTATCTAATTAATGGCCAAAAAAGGAACAAAAGCTGAAACAATAATCAGGTCACAAAAGTTTGCTCGTATTATTGCAAATGGTGGTCGTAGATCTGATTGTGTACGCTATGCCTCAGAGAATTGGGGGGTTGGAGAAAGAACCGTAGATAAGTATTTAAACATTGCTAGAGAGGAGTTGAAGAGGGATTGGGATATGGAAAGACCTCAAATGGTGGCGGATCTTTTGGCTCAATGCAGCACTTTGCAGATGGAAGCTAGAAGGGCTGGTCATTATCACATCGCTTTGGGTGCTATCAATACAGCCGCAAAACTTGCACAGATTGTATCGTGAGCATTTTAGATACAGCAAAAGCTGGAAATGTTTTATATCAAATTGGTGCTTATGATTTACCAACAACAGCAGAAGCTATAGATCGCATATCTCAAGATTTGTTGCCACATCAATCAAAATTCTGTGATGATCTTGATCATAGAAAACTTGCTTTAGTTTGTGGTTTTGGTGCTGGCAAAACTCATGCTTTAATTTCAAAATCTTGCATATTAGCAGCTTTAAATGTTGGTCATGTTTCCGCAATCTTTGAACCAACAG